GTTGGCGCAGTCTCTCCATGCGCTCAATCTGCATTTTGCTTTCCTTTTGTGCAGCTAGTGTGTCATAGTAAATGCTTCCTATCAGCGGAAGCAGTAGGACAAAGACCAGCACCATAGCAACTAATGCGACTAGAAACCCCATCTTACTTTTCGATCCATTATCAGAAGACTGAAGAACAGGACTAGATACAGGACGAACACCAAACAAGCTACCCCGTAGATTGCCTTGTCTTGGATTGCGCTGATTACCTTTCTGCGTTGCCATTCAACCTCTCGTTGTTTCTTTTCTTGAGCCAACCTTGCTTCTTCTTGTTCAGCAATGATGATTACTCTCATCTGGTTCACCCGTGTGTACAAGTTACCCAACTCTGGGGGTGACTGATACACCATAATCTCACGAATCTCTTTGGCTAACTTCTCAAACTGCGTCTTGGCAAGTTCCCTGTTTAGCGCCGACTCCATGATGTTCTGATTTGGGTCATAGACGCTTTTAGACTTTTCTTCTTCTTCTCGAATGTGGTCTGCAAGCTGTTGCTGAACCCTGAAGAACTGCGACAGATTCGCCGCCAGATCAGCCACAACTCTACCTTCATCCCAAACTTCGGCCTCTGCCTTTTTTGCTTTGGCTGCAACTGGAGTTGCTGTGGGCTTGGGCTTTTTCTTCTTGAAGAACCCAAAGAAGCCACCCACTTCTTCAGCAATAGCCGTGACCTCTTTAACAGTCTTTTGGGCTGCGGCAACAGTTCCCTTAACCTCTTTATATAATTCACAGCCTTTGCGAATAGCTGCGACACAGCCATTTGCCATTGCCAGAAGGGTGAGAGGATCAATGTCTTGCTCCTGTTACTGACCAGACAACATTCCACGCATCTGTGGGTTTGCTTGATCTTCTTCTTTTTGTTTGGATAGCAAATTAAACATCAATGGGTAATCAAGTTCTGGGAATAAACCCGTAACTCTTCCGACTTGTTTAGCACCTTTTCCAGCCAAATATGATCCCTCACCAACTAGTCTAGGGGAAGACCCCATTAAATAAGCAGCGGTTAATGGGCTACTAAGTTGGCTAAGAACACCAGCAGTTCCAACAGTTCCAGCGGCTTGAATTCCTCTGGGCGTGATCTTACTTAAAGCCTGACCAGCAAGGGCTGGCTTGATTGGTATCCCACCGCCAAGTGCAGGAGATGTCCCCTCAAGTTGGGTTACTAAGTTAGCTCTTTGACCATAGTTTGTTCCTGCATTGTCACGCAACACAGTTTGCAGCTTACGCAGTCCAGCATCAGCAGATGCTTTTTTGCCTTGAGACAATGATCTTTCAATCTCCCGAACTTGCTCTGCTGTATCAGCATAAGCCTTCATTGTGTCTGCATAAGTAGGGGCTTGCTTTTGAATAGTTGACTTTACAGAATTGTAAATATCCCCAATGATTCCAGTTGAACTTTTTTGATTTATTGGAATATTAGACAAAACATCATCATAGATTTTTTGTTTTAATATGTCTAAACCTTCAGGAGTGTGAAAGTCTGCTGGATTGTTTGCTTTCCATTCATCAATAATTTTCTTTGTCTCAGTAAGATACCCTGCGGCATCTTTACTTCTTACTGTGCCTTTATAGTAAATCCTATCATTTGCTTTTTGTAAAGCATCATCTATATCACCAAACTTTAGAATAGACTGATCTGATTTAACATCAATCATGCCAGAACGATAGGCATTCTGTTGTTGCTGAATCATTGCTTTAAGATTTGATTTTGTATCCTCAAGAACTTGCAATTGATCAGCAGTACCACGCAAATTTTCTGTGAAAGATTTTGCTTTCGCACCACCTTCTTTTCCAGCTTTATATGCTTCTTGAATAGCCATTGGCCCAGTGCCTGTAGTCATCCCCAAAGTTGGTGCTACTGCCTTTGAGCCATAAACAAATGGTGCTGCGGCTATTTTCAAGGGGTCTGTAACAGCCGCCGCCTTGGACAATATATTTGATATTTGCCCCGCTTTGGGGGCAATAGAAGCACCACCAGTGAATATCATTGAAGCATCAGATAAGACACTTGCCGGATCAGTAGATAAGGCTTGCTTTGCACTTTCTACACTGCCATATCTATTCGCCAGAAAAGTTCCAACTTGTTCAGCAGATTTCTCGCCTTTAAGTCTCATCTTTTTTGATAAATCAGACTCAAAGAAAGGTTCACCAAGAATTTTTGATGTTGTTCCTACAAATAATGTTCCCAAATCCCTTGCTGTTTGGAGAGGGTCTGTTACGGCCTTAAATACATCACTCGCCATGTTGAATAAAGAACTTGGAAAATTAACAACTGCACCAGTAAGAACCTCACTGGTAGAAAGTGGTTTCTTTGGCGCAGTAGTTGGTGCAGTCGCTGATCCAGCAATCATCTGCAATGTTGCATCAGACAAAGCACCAAAGTTGCCACTTGCAATGGCAGACAATTCTGCGTCAGATAGTTTTGAGAAGTCTGTCATGGTTTTTTCCCTCCAGCTTGTCGTTTTGCGAGTTCTGCTTGCGCCTGTGCTTGTATATCACCAAGAGCGTTGCCAGGAGCGTTACCCGAATTTGCTGCAAGTGCATCAATATTTAATGGCAAAAGTGAATCAAGAGCAGATTTACTAAATCCATTAGCACGATAAACATTAGTAATCTTATTAAATGCTTTTTGTGCTTGTTCGGCTTGCTTTTTCAGGTTTGCTTGTGCTTGCACCGCACTCATTCCTGGCGTAACAATAGCCCTGTCAAACTCTGACTTTTCCCCTGCTGTCAATGCCGCGCCAAACAATTCGTTTCTGATCCTGTTAATATCTTCTTGATACCCTTGCCACCACTGACCCATTGCAAGACTCTTGGGGTCAGAGGAACGCAGTGCAATGGTAATTGCGGCCTTACCAAGTTGGTCTGAAACAAATCCAACATAAGAAGGGTCAAATGTTGATGAAAGACCACCGGTCTTTTCAACGGCATCAGATTGTTTAGACAAAGTTTTAAGTGATGTTTCTGAAATTGGTTTCCCATCTTTGGCTTGTTCTTGCTCTCTTTTTGCTTTATCAATAGTCAGTTGAATCATTTGCTGTTGCAAGTCTCTACTGACTTGTAATCCAGCATTCATGGTTGCTTGCATTCCACGGGTGGCTTCACCAGTTACTGCACTATTATTGATAGTTGTCAAATCTTTCATAATCTTATCTTGATCTTCTGGATCAAGCCTTGCCCAACTTCTTGAAAGTTGTTGTGCATAAGGAATAACAGAACTATGAATTGCTTTACCAGTAATCAACGCATTGATTGGATTTTCTCCAGGTGCATTTTGTGGTTCTGCACTTGTTGGGCTGGTGAAAGTCCATCCACCAGCAGGTGATCTTTCAGCAATCTTTTCGCCTTTTTTGAGTACGCCACCAATGAACACCGGGTCTTGACCTGGAACTAATTTATAGAAACCATCTCCAGCCTTCTCATACTTTGGCATGGTCAAAGACTGTGCTTGGATATAAGAAGCTAAAGTTGCCCGACCTGGGGCATTTGCAATTAATCGTTTCAACACTTCTGGGTCATAACCACCAGCTTGTGCTGGAATCATCTCTGGCGGTGGAGTTCCTTGATCCTCCATTTGTTGCACTTCCTGAATATCCATTTGAGGGATACGGGCAGGAGTTGCTGGACGCTGAATTTGAGGAATCAATTGTTCAGCTTGGAGTTGTTGCCGTCTAGCCAACATTTTTAATTGGCGTTCCTCTTGAACACCAATTCTTTCCATCGCCTGATCACCCAAAGCAGTCAACTGCAAAGCCAATTGGGGGTTGCCCATATCGCTTGCTCTTTTCACTGCTTGAGCAATAGACTGAGGATCATTTACGTCCAATCCTGAAAGCACTTGCTGTTGCTGTCTGATCCTGACTAGTTGAGGGTCTTCAGCACCAAGCATCCCACCTATAGCACCGCCAAGTTGGTTAGCGCCATAGAAGATGGATGTGCGAGCCGATTGCATTGGATCCATTTGCCCAAATGCAGCCGCCCTTTTATATGCCTCAGCATCTCTTTGTTGCTGGTATGACTCTGGGGTCATGCCAAACAATCCCTGAACAATATCTGTTGCCATGATTATTCCTTAACCGTAAACATTAGGTTGTGCAAAACTAACGCCAGCCCGTTGCTCATATTGTCCTGGGCCACCATAGTAGTAATCTGTCAACCCTTGAGCAAATTGACGATTCTGACCAAGACCTTGTAAGGCATAAGCAAATGGATCGTATTGATTGCCATACCTAGCAGTTTCTGCCGCACCCATGCCACCTCTTTGCAAGAAGGAGCCAACATTTGCACCAGCGGCAGCAGACCTACCACCCAACTGTGACCCAATATCCAAAGCTGATTGACCCAAGCCTTCAATTCCTTGAGTGCCAGTCAAATATGCTTGGAATGGAGACAGTGCGCCAACTTGACCTCGCTGGTAATCACCTATCAAATTAGCACCAGTACCAAATAATCCAGCACCAAAAGCAACCTGTCTCTGTCCTTCAGCCTGTGCCTGTGTAGCCAATTGAGCATCTTGTTGAGCAATTGCGTTGTAGTAGGCTTCCATTTCAGGAGATGCCGCCCGTAATCCTTCTCCACCACCCGGGCGCAATCCAGTCCCGCCAACAGACAAGCCACTACGACCTGTATTAAACAATCTGTTTTCAAGTTGAGCCATTTGACGTTCACGGCTTGGAGCCAACAAATCATATTGGCTTGAGATGTACTTTTGAGCAACTTGCTCTGGGGTTTGACTTAAATAGCCTTCACCAAGTTTAAACAAGCCCTGTGCCGCCCCAAGAGTAGGTCTTAGCATGGCTTCACCAGCTTCTGCTTGACCTAATCCTCTTTCAGACAATCCCATCAATCTGTTTTGATAGGCTTGAAGTTCTGGACTAACTGTATAACCAGCACTTGATAGATTCCCAGATGGGTCAAACCCAAACTGAGATGCTCCAAAGCGAGTAGTTACTCCAACTGGACGAAACTTTGCCGCTTCAGCAGCAATTCGTGCCGCCTCAAGTTGTGCCCGTGCAGAGGTATTTGCCGCATCACGGGAGGCATTGCCACCCATTACACCACCTAAGAGTGATGCACCTCCCATTACTAGTGCTGCTGAAAATGGCATTTCAAATCTCCTTTGCAACCGCTACATGAGTAGCATTAAAACCAAGTTTTTCGTAAAACACTTCTAAAGACTCTTTCAAGTTGTAGCTTGAAATAAGTCTTTTACACCCATTGTCTTTTGCTGTTTGTTCAACAAGTTCAAACATTCTCTTGCCTATCCCATTGCCTCTGTGTAATGAACTTAAAAAGAACATATCAATCTGACACCAGATTTCGTCATGGTATGGGCTTTGAAACAAACCATAAAACACATACCCAATTGTTTTGTCATCTTCTTTTGCTATTACAACACGCAATTTACCAAGATACTCTTTGTTAAAGATTGGTTTTTTGTTCTTGAAATATTCCCAATGCTCCAACGAAATCTCGTCAAAGTTCTCAATGTCATCCAATGTTCCATCAATGACTTGTGTGACTTCTTCTGTAATCATGGTCATTCGTACAAAATGTTGATGGAGCCAGCGTCAAAGGTGTCTGTGCCGTTGACTGTGGTGATGCGTACACGGTCAAGAGTTCCACCAAGAGCAAGTGATCCGTTTGTAAAGTATGTACTCGCCGCGTCTGATCTGCCGAAACTTCCAGCAGCAGCCCAAGTATTGCCCGTCTGCAAATTTAATACTATCGCCCCGTGAACAACAACAGTTGACGCCCAATTAGATGTGTTTACGCCAATTCCAAAACCAGACGTAAATAGTGCTGATGCAACTGTTATATTAGTGACGACAGTGCTAGACCCCAAATACCCAGATGTGGTAACGCTCCCTGCGCCAATCTGAATCTGCGGTGGAGAGGTGCCGTTGGTGGAAACGCCTACCAACATCACCGTGATCCGCCGCACCCACGATGGGATACTTGTAAAGTCAATACTTGTACCACTGGTAGATGCCTGAGCAGTATCACTCGTAAGAACACCAACCCCTGTTGGAGTTCCACCAATTACAGGGCTGGTCAGAGTTTTGTTTGTAAATGTTTCTGATCCTGCAAGTGTCGCCAGAGTTCCAGTTGTAGGCAAAGTGACGTTTGTTGCCCCCGTCAAAGTCCTGGTGTAAGCAAAGTTTCCAGAACCTGTGACAGTCATTGCGGCATTATTTGCAACCCCTGTACCGCCTTGATCTGCACCCAAAGTACCCGTAGACACCAAACCTTTAGATGCGTCTGTAAATACAGGCTTAGATGCTGTCAGACTAGAAAGAATTGGTTGGGCAGTTAATGTGGCTACACCTGTAACAGCCAATGTAGGAATTGTTACTGTGCCCGTAAAGGTAGGAGATGTAGTGTCTGCCTTAGTTGCAACAGCAGTTGCAATGTTTGCAAACTCAGTGTTGATCTCTGTACCCTTGACAATCTTTAAAGGATTACCAGATGCAAGTGCATCCTTGGTTGCAAAATTCGTTGTTTGTGTATAGTTTGACAAGATTATTTCTCCTATGCAATTTTGCCATTTTTAGCTTGAAGTTCAATCTTTTGAATGGATAACTGACTGCTGTTTATATCCATTTCAACGCCTATTTGAACAATCTTTCCCTTGCTTGATGCAGTTGTTTCTACAGTTGTTAACGCAACCCCAGAAGTGTAATAGGCTATTGTTGTGGCATTTGCACCATACTCAGCAATGCCATATTCGGCGGTTGTTTGGGTTGGTATGTTTACTTGTGCAGAGTAATAATTTCCTGTGAAATCATATCCCCACTTTAATGTCACCAATTGATTAGAACCACCAACAATAATGACCTTTATCTTCTTCAAGATAGAGGTGACATTTACATCACCTAGGTCAGAATTGTTTGTGTAGTACACCATCCTATATGATGCTGCATCATCTAAATACGTACTATATTTTCCAATGTACCCATTTTTGCCAAGCAACAAATCACCATTGCGCCTTGAACAAAAAGACGTTGGCTCAATACTGTCCCAAATTGTTGCCCTTGATGAACCATTTTGCATGATTCCTTTTGTATCAAACGCATAAACAAATTTTGATGATGGAAGATTTAACAAATACAGTGCATTCGTTTCGGAATAGATGGCTTTGATATTTGATACATCTTCACCAGAAACAGCACTCATCAAATCATTACGCACATTCTTAGACAAGTCACGCTCAGGAGATGACTTCTCTTGAATAGTCCTCATTAATGATCTAACACCACTGTTTGACAGAAAGATAACATCTGTGCTGGTTGTTTGGACGCTATCCCTGGCAATGCAACCAATACCCTCAACAGTATCGCTAAGAGTCATGGTTGATGGTGATGTGGCGCCAGAATAGATCAATATTTGACGCTTACCAAAGATAAACAAGAATCCATTGTGAGCCGCCAAACCCGTAATCTCATCAGCACCATTTACCCACACATTGTTCACATTCAATGAGCCAGCAGTACCTGTAGACCATACATGGCCTGAGATCAAGTCACTGAAGAAAACAGTTGCATTGTTGGCTGTAGTGTTTGCTGCCCACAATCTACCAAATGCTGAAATAACAATATTTGCATTGGGTACAGTGCCAACATACCCCGTCTTCTCAGATACCCGTCTAAATGTGGTTGCTGAAACAGCAGGGTCAAATATCAGAGGGTCATGCCCTGATTGAAAGAAATATGTAATGCTATTCAGAGATGCAGTTTGCCAAGCATTAGCGGTAATGGTTGGTGCAGTTCCACCACCGCCATAAGTTAGTTCAGAAACAGCATTGACGCTATCAAGTTTAAACAGCTTCAAGTTACCGGCAAACACGATAGTCAAAGTACCATCTGCTTGCACCAACTCATTGATGACAGTCACATCATTTGCACCCAAAGCACCACTTGAGGAATTTACCTTGGCGTATCCCTTGCGTGAACCAATGCGACCATACTGGTCAATGATTGCATTTTGAGCAACTAAGGCAAATCCAAGTGACAAATCAAGAGGCGATTCTTGGGTATTCAACCCTTGAAAGCCTGGGGCCGTCAGAGAATAAGTCTGGAGTGCTTGGCTCATCTTGGCACAAACTCTTGGTTCTCAGGATAGCGAGTGCCCTCCAAAGCAATGTAATCAGCCAACATAGCCTTGTAAAGTTGATATGCCTCAGATGAAGACAGACCACCATCTTCACCACGCTCCACCAATGCTCTTGCATAAGCATTCTGAGCCACCAGAGTGTCAGCAACAGAAACAACAGTTGCATCTGATGACAATGTGGCTTGTGGCACTGTCAAAGCAAACTTAATTGTATATACACCGTCAGGTATTGGATAGAGATTTACTTTGGTGTCGTAGCTTCCATTAACACCGTCAAAAGCAAATTCAGTTGGGATTGAATTGACAAGTGGCGTGAAGTTTAGCTTGCGGTTCATGTCCACAAAACTGATATTTTTAAGACCAACATTACTTGTGGTATTAATCACATCCATCACTTGAAACTTCTGACCAGCACCCGTCACTGCATAGGCGGCGGTAGATGCGGTGGTGGTGACTGTAATGGTTTGTCCCAAAACATTCCACGAAAACGCATCTTCAATCTGACGTTTGGCATCATTAACAAACTTGCCAATCAGGCTTGAATAAGTTGTTTCGGAAACAGTTGAGACTGATGTTTCACGCAACCGAATCAATACATCGTTAACCAGCTCTAAATAAGTCATCTGCTTCAGCCTTTGCTTTGTTCCTGTCGGATATAGCTTTAGCTTTTGCCTTTGCGTCAGCTTTTGAGGATGCGCCCCATGCTTTTAGCGAAAGAAGCAGTCTTGTTGGTTCACCTTTCTTGTCGTATTCAGGGCCATCATTGTTGCCCATACGAGCCAAGAAACTTGCTCTGCGAGGATTATCCCCCGACTTTACTGGTGCTTTGAGATTGCCACCAGTTTCTGCATTATAAGATGCTCTACCCTTTGCATTCAAGCCACCTTTTGGATTTTGACCAACTTTTGTTTGCCATGCAGGAGATTTCATCTACTTCACCTTTTTAACCTTCTTTGCAGTCTTTGCCGCTTGTTTGAAGTCAGCAGCAGTAGGTGCGGCTTTAGACCCCACCTTGTTCATCTTCTCGCCAGAACCAGCCTTGATACGAGCTTGTTTGGCATTGATGTTGGCATAAAGTCCAGGCTTCATTTCATCTTCTTCTTAGGTTTAGTCATACCAGCTTCAGACAAGGCAATGGCAATGGCTTGTTTCTGAGACTTTACGACCTTGCCAGTTTTAGAGCCAGAGTGCAATTCACCTTTGCCATATTCAGTCATAACCTTGCTGATTTTCTTTTGTGCCTTGGTTTTCATACCAATTCCGTCACAGAAACAGTTGAAGTGGTAATTGCCGCATCCTTGATGAACGCAATCTTTTGTGCAGGACTTACTCGCACAATTTCAACACAATTGTTTGGAATCATGGCTGATGTTGTAACGCTTGCAGTTGGATTAGTGCCAATAGCATAGTGAGCATGACCCTGACTACAAGCAATGCGAATCATAGTAGTGGTAGCACCAAAAGCAGTCATTTGAACGCTACTGCTGGTTACTGTTGCCACTTGTGTTGCGCCATTGCTGGCTACTCCATAAGCGACTTGGTTTGGATCGAGTTGGAATGTAGACATTATTTACCTCTTGAAGACTTCTTCATCATGTTGGTAGCAGTGCGACCACCACGCATAGGCAAGCCTTTTGGTTTACCAATCGCAACCATAATGGTCACAGGAACACCCTTTTTCTTGCCGTACTCTTTGGCTTCTTTCTCGCCTTTTTCAGAGTAGGGAAACTTCTTTTTTCCAACCATAGGCATAGCGTTCTCCTTTATTTCCAGACACGATCAGCAACAAAGGTAATCGCACCGCCCATAAATGAAGCGATAGTCATACCCACCCAAAATCCACCTTTGCCTTTGTTGGCAAGTTCAAGCAAAGCCTTCACATCTTTGCTCAAAGAGTGAACTTCATTCTGGAGAGCCTCAACTTGAGCCTCCAGCCTTCCAAAATCTCTAGCGTCTATATCAGACATTTGCAACTTTCCTTGGGCGACCCATGCGCCGTACGACTGGCGGCATGAAGGGAGTATCTGTCCTCACTTCATCAGGAATGTCAGGCACTTCTTGTTCGTCAATCCTCACATAACCCTGATGACCCTTCATTGAGTCAATGTCATGTTGCAAGGTAAAACTTACTGTGTTACCAGACTGAAGACAACGAAAAGTAGCCATTGAAACCCTTAAATAAGAAAGGGGGGACTAGCCCCCCTATCCTCATACCATACGAACAATAATTATGTCCATAGTGGCTGATGCCAAGTCTACTGTTGATTCTGACTCGTTTTGGATGCGGAACTTGACGGTGTTGGCAGCACTGACATAGCCAGTGACAGTCAAACCAACCAAATCTACAGCCAAAGATGCACAAAGAACCATGTCACCCAAAGCGACACCGGGAACTGTTACATCATCTGTTTCGCCAGCACCATTGATTAATGAGCCAGCATTCAAAGTACAAACAACTGACCAAGTATCAGAGAACAAACCCCGAAAACTGTCGTTGCCACGGCGGGTAACTACTGCTGAAGCGGTTGCCATTTTGATTTCTCCTAATTAGGTT